CCAGGAGCAGCAGGAGCAGGACGTGAAGCTCGCGCAGGCCACCGCCGCGCGGGCCCAGAGAGTCTCGGGTACCCCGAAGCCGACGTCCCCCAACGGGACGCAGACCAAGCCCGTAAGTGGCAACTGAACCCGAGGTCCTGGCGGTCGAGAAGCTTCACCAGGCCGCCCAGGCCCGCCTCGGATTCGCCGCGGCCTTCCTCTCCCTGGCCGAATGGCAGGCCGTCGCCCCGCTGAACCCGGCGGGCACGGCCGCCTCATGGCTGACGTTTTCCCTCAAGGCAATCGTCGCCATCCGCATATTGTCCCGAAAGCTGGCGGTACAGCACTACCAGCTGATCCGGGCGCTGGAGACCGGACGCACGCTCGGCGTGCCGGAAGGGTCCCCAGGAACCACAGGCAGCACCACGCTCGGTGATCTGCGGAGCAACTTCCGCAACACCGCACTGGACATCGCCTCCCTCCCGTCGCCGCGCACGCGCAGCGACGACCCCGACCTGCGCTGGTTCGAGGAGCAACTCGCCTCGATCCCGCCGGACGCCCTGCCCGGCGTAATCCATCTCGATGACATTGAGGTGGATCCGCTGATCCAGGACGTGCTGGACGCGGAGAAGATCGGGGACGCAACACGGATCTCGATCGACAAGTACACGTGGCCCGGGGACATGTCCGCCGCCCAGGTGGACGAGGCATACCGCGAACTGCTCCGGAAGCAGACGGCGGACGCCTCCACCAAGGTGGACGGCCTGCGCCAGAACGCAGACATCACCCCGGATGAAGCCCTGACCGGGATCGAGACCGCGCACGACACCGCAGGATCCATCGGGTCCGGCACCGTCGACGCTGCCGGCATGGCCGGCGGCCGGAACGCCATCCTCGACGCCATCAGGAACGACAGGCTCGTCCTGGCCGTGGCGCGGGGAACCGGCCCCGATCCCTGCGCATTCTGTGCCATGCTCGCCAGCCGCGGCTTCGTCTACAAGAGCGAGGCCACCGCCGGCGTCGGGGATTCAGAAGCGATAGTCAAGTATCACATTCACTGCCATTGCTATCCGATTTTCCGTTTCATACGGGCCTCGGAGCTGCCGCCGCTCAACCGCTACTTCCAGGAGAAGTGGATCGACGTGACCGACGGCTACAGCGGCCATGACGCAGTCAAAGCCTGGCGGCGCTGGATCTATGCCCAGCGCAAGGCCAACCCGCAGTCGCCCCACGGGGTGTCTGTGACAACCCAAACACCGTAGTCCCAGGAGGACAAGGAAAACATGTCTGAGCAGCAGACGCAGGGCCAGGTGCCCGCAGCAACCCCCCCGGCAGCCACCGTGGAGACCGACCCTTGGGCGGCCTTCCCGAAGGAATTCAACTGGGTTCGCAAAGAGCTGGAAGACGCCCGCAAGGAAGCCGCTGACAAGCGCGTCCTCGCCCGCGACCTCCAGGAAAAGCTCGGTGCGGCCAAGACGCCGGAGGAGGTGCAGCAGGCGACTGCTGCGTATGAGACCAAGGCCCGTGACCTGGAAGTCGCCCTCGCCCGTGAAAAGGTTGCCCGCAAATCCGGGCTGAGCGACGAACTGGTGGAGTTCCTGACGGCTTCGACCGAAGAGGAACTTACCGCCCAGGCAGCGAAGCTTGCCGGCCTGAAGCCGGCAGCCACCGATGACCCTGTCGTGGTCACGGTTCAGGAACCCCGTGGCGGACTCGACCCCTCACTCACGCCGTCGAATAAGAGCGGCTATGACGAGTGGGAAGAGTACAAGAAGAACCGCCACTAGCCTCCCCCACCACCAGCGCCTCTAGGGCGCTTTTTTATGCCCTCCGAAAGGGACAACGAAATGACTTATACCCCCAGCATCAAGGTGAAGCCGGCGGTCCTGGTCCAGGCTGCAGTCTCCGCACTGCGCGACCAGCTCGTCATCAGCAACACCGTGACCAAGCGTTCGGACATGAAGACCTTCTTCGCGTCCGCTGGCGACACCCTCTCCTACCGCGTCAAGGGCACCGTTCCGGTGCGTACCTACACCGCGCGCAATGATAGGAGCCAGCCCATTCTGACGGACTCCTACGCCGAGACTGTCGTGACCCTGACCATCTCGGCTGATCGCCCCTACAGCGCGATCAAGCTCACCGATGAGCAGCTGGATTGGGATTTCCAGGATGGGTGGGGAGACATCATTGAGGCTCAGACTAGCTCGATCGCTTCCTATCTTGAGCATGGTGTCCTCAACCAGATCCTCAAGGCTCCCTACGAGCGCGTGATCCTCGTCAAGGACGACACCACGGGCCTGGCTAACGCCAAGGACGCCGATGAATCGGTCTTCTTCAATGCCATCGTCGAGGCCAAAAAGGCCCTCCGCCTGATGCGCACCCCGAACGATACCCTCGTCTGCATTTGCGGCGTGGACTTCGAGGAAAAGATCATCAAGAGCCGGCGCTTCCTGAAGGACCAGGGCACCGGAGACGCTGCTCTGACCTCCGCAACGCTCGGCACGATCGCCGGAGTCACGCTGGTTTCTTCGACCCAGATCCCTGCCGATGAGGCTTACATGTACGCCTCCAGCGGCTTCCTGGTGTTCACCGGAGTCCCCTCCATCCCCAAGTCTGTCCCGTTCGGGGCGACGGCAACTGCCGGCGGCTGGGCCTTGCGCTGGCTCCAAGACTATGACACGGCTTACCTGACCGACCGTTCGGTATTTGACCTGTACGCCGGATACAGCTATACTCGCGACCGCCTCGCCGTCTTCGACGGCTCCAGCCGTGAGATCGTCTCCGCCGACGAGTACTTCGTCCGCGGCGTGAAGCTGGCCCTGAAGTCCTCCACCTCCGCTGTGGAGAAGAAGCCCGGCGACGGCTCCACCACGACCCCCGGCGGCTCCGCCAGCTCCTTCCTGGCCAAGGCCTACAACCTCCAGCCGATCACCGGCCCCGAGGTCCAGGGTGAGCCGTTCCCGCTTGGCGGCAACTACCCGGGCGCTAAGGCGACCGCTACGGCCGCTGCGGTCAAGTCCGGCTCCACCATCGGCTCCATCACGGTCACCGCCCAGGGCTACGGCTACACCTCCACCCCGACGGTCACCATCTCCGGCGGCGCCGGCACCGGCGCTACCGCCGTGGCCACCATCCACAACGGCCAGGTCACCGCCATCACCGTGACCGCTGCGGGCTCCGGCTACACCGGCACCCCGACCGTTACCGTCGCAGCCCCGTAAGGATAGGCCATGCCAGCACTAGGAACCGTCGACCAGGTGGCCGCCCGTATCGGTGAGCCCATCGTGGAACCCGACGATGTCGATCTGGCGATGGCTGTCCTTAACGAGGCTTCGGAGCAGATCCGGCACTACGCCCAGCAGCCATACTGGACAGCCGAAACTGCCCCTGCAGTCGCCGTCACCATTGCGGTGGCGGCGGCTGCCCGCGGCTTTTTGAATCCTTCAGGATTCGATATGGAGCGCGGAGACCTCATAACCTTCAACCGCACCAAGGAATATGTCTCCGGCGCAAGCCTAACGGCCCAGGAAATCACGATCATTAAGGCCCTGGGGCGGACCGGCAACGTCCGCTCCGCCAACCTGGCCAGCAGCACCCGCCCCGTGCCGCGCTCCACCCGCTGCGCCGAGGACCGGGGATATGCCCCGGTGGACTGGGGCGGCAACAAGCCGTTCCCGCTCGGGTACTGGTAATGGCGCGCCGCTCGGTCCTCCTCGACAGGGGGAGGTCGCGGATGCTCATCTACCCCGAGGTCACCGTCCAGAACTCCCGCGGCGACTTCGTCAGGATGCCCTCCGAGACCCCCGTCGAGGTGTGGGTCACCACCTCCGCACAGCGGCAGGGTGACGGCGAACTCGCCGGCCAGGTCTCCATCAAGACCATCCGGTGCATCACCAGGAGCGCCCCGGTGGGCTCCTGGGCCCGGATCTGGTTCGAGGGCGAGGAGTGGGACCTGATGGCCCCGCCCCGCTTCGCCCCCGGAGTGTCCCGGAACACGGAGCACGTCGAGTTCATCATCCGCTCACGCAACCGTCTGGACGAACCCTATGCCTAACATCGACTGGTACCACCCCGCACGCGGTGGCCGCGGGCCCAACTCCTCCACGGGAGCCGTGGTCTCCCACCTCCCCGGCGTCCGCGCCGCGGTGCAGGAGAAGGCACGGTCCATGGCCAGCGAGGCCTGGCTCCAGCTGCTCTGGCACCGCCGCACCGGCGCCGCCCACATCGAGGTCATCGCGCCCCCGACGACGGAGCTTGATGCCCACGTCGTCCTGCGCGACCCCGACCCGGGCGGCCAGGGCAGGGGCGGACCCAACAAGCACAAGCGTTCGGCCATGTCCATTGAGATGGGCTGGACGACCAAGAACGGCAAGCACGTCGAGGGCCTTCACATCCTTGACGGCGTGATGAAACGCGCCATCAACGGTTACGGGGGTCCGCGATGAGCGGTGTCATTATCGGTGCCCCGGGCCCGCCTCCTCCCCCGCTCGTCCCTCCGGATGCAGCGCCGGTCTTCGGCTCGGTGGATGAGCTGATCCGGACGATCTTCGTCAACTTCTTCGCCGGCCAGGACGTCAACGTTTACACCCTGTTCACGGAGAACATGCAGACCCCCGCCATCGTCGCCCGGCGCGACCGCCGGTCGGGCACGCTGGCCCTGGCGAGCAGGGACGACCGGTTCATGCAGGCCTCCATCATCATGGTCTCGACCGTCACCGACGGCCCCGACGGTGACGAGATGGGCGAGGAACTGCAGGAGATGTGCCGCTACGCACTGCGCCAGGCGCAGCAGCTGCAGGTATCCATCCCCGGATGCGGGTCCATCGCGGTCCTAGAAGGATCAACCCACCCCGCCAAGGTGGCCGACTGGCAGACATCGACGTCAGTCGTCCAGTACGCCAGCCTGCCAAAAAACGCAGTCCGGTACGAGGCGATCTACCGCCTGTTGGTCAGACCTCCTGACCAGTCAACGATCACAAACCGCTTCAAGCCTCCGTCCTTATGACCGGGGCTTTTTTCATGGGGCTGAGCCCCTTCTAGGAGAAAACATCTCATGGCACTGAACAATGCTGCCGTACTGAAGGTAGGCGTAGGCCACTTCTACACGGCCCCCGTGGGCACCTCTATCCCGGCCGACCTTCGCAACCCGGCAGGCGCGTGGACCCATATGGGCCACACCTCCGTCGCCGACATCCTTTCCGCCGCCTCCGAGGGCGGTGACACCACGACCCTGCGCTCCCTGCAGAACGCCACCCTCCGGACCACGACCGCGGCCCGCACCGAGGCGTTTGTCATGCAATTGCTCCAGTTTGATACCCCGAGTCTGAAGCTGTATTACGGGTCAAACGCCCAGGTCGACGGCAACGGCCACGTCTCCGTTCCGTCCTCCCCGGTCCCCACCGAGGTCGCCTGGCTCGTCGTGTTCTACGACGGTCAGACCACGGCCGGCGTGTACGCCCCCAAGGCCTCCATCTTCCGCAACGACGACCTCTCGGTCGCCGACACGGAGAACCTGGTCCAGCTGAGCGTCAAGGTCACCCCGCTGCAGAACGGCGCGAACGACTACGCCTTCAAGTGGCTGCCCCCGACCATCATCCTCTCCACCGCCACGGCCACCGCCACCCGCACGGCCAACACCGTCACCGCGGTCAACGTGGTCTCCGGCGGTTCCGGCTACACCACGGTGCCTGCCGTGACCTTCTCCGGCGGCGGCGGATCCGGTGCGGCTGCAACGGCCGTCGTGACCGGCGGTGTCGTCACCGCTGTGAACGTCACCGCTGCCGGCACCGGCTACACCACGGACCCGACGGTAACCATCGCGGCCCCGTAGCCCCTCAGACCCCTGCGGGGCCGGGTGCGGACTCCGGCCCCGCAGGCACCCCTTGTACCAACCCGGTACGACACCAGTACCAAACCAGTCCGCAACTAGTACCACACCACTACTTAGGAGATCAGCCATGTCCGCACTGAAGCTGGATGACCTGCGCAAGGGCGCAGAGTCCAAGTACCCCGACTTTGAGATCGAGACCGAGGACGGAAAGGTCCTCGGCTTCAAGCCGCTCTACCGGCTGCCCAAGGCGAAGCGCAAGGCGGTTGCCGCCGCGTTCGACCTCCAGCAGCGCGCCGAGGCCCTGGGCGAGGATACCGACGTTGACCAGCCGGAGCTGTTCATCGCGGTCATCTCCGACGCGCTGAAGGCCGCCGAGCGCACCGAGGGGGACCACAAGGCCCTCGCCGAATGGGCCGGCACCGAGGACCTGGGGATCTGGCTGTTCATCTTCACCAACTACTCCGAGGCCACCGACCTGGGGGAAGCATCGCCCTCGGTGAACTGATCGACTCCGGATACGGCGAGGAGATCTATCTCGATCTCAAGGAGTACTGGAAATTTGACCTCGTCGGCTTCATAGCCGGCGAGGTCTTTTCCTCTATCACCCTGATTCTCGCCATGATCCGGAACCTTCCCGAGGGCTCACGATTCGCTGCGGCCATGTCCGTGGACAAGGAGGGGGAGCTGGGCGATGCCGTCGTCTTCGCGGAGCCGGACCCGCGCACCGCGGCCATCATGGACCACCGCACGTGGACCGTGGACCGGCGCCTCCAGGCGACAGCAATCAACGCCATACACACCCAGATCGCCGTCACCGGCCACTGGGGCAAGGAAGGCCCTCCGGACTTCCCAGTGATCGGGCCCGCCTCCTGGCAGCCCGCCAAAAAACAGTCGGAAGAGTTGAAAGACAACTACGACGTTCTCAGAAAGATGGGGTGGCCAGGTGGCTAATCTGAAGCTCGTCGGTGCCGTGGCGATTAAGGTCCGGCCGGACGCGACCGGCTTCCGCCGGGAAGCCGATGCCGAGATCGAACGGGAACTGGCAGGCCTCAAGCCCACCGTCAAGGTCAAGGTCAAGGTCACGGCCGACACCACCGAGGCGAAGGCGGAAGCCAGGGAAGCCAAGGAGGAGATCGAGAAGCAGGGCCTCAAGCTCCGGGTGGGCGTCGACTACGAGTCCATCCAGCGCGCCCAGCGGCAGCTCGACGACGCGATCAAGCACCTGACCGACGAGATCATCGTGGTCCACCTCGATGACGACGGGTCCATCGAGGCCGCCCAGCGGCGCCTCGATGAGATGCGCGAAAACTCCAAGATCAATTTCGAGTTCATCCCGGACGAGAAGGGTTTCCGCGACGTCCTGGCCCGGCTCAAGGAGATCAAGCGCGAGAACATCATCAAGGAAGTCATCGAGATCGACTTCGATGACGCCTCCATCGACGCCAAGGCCGCGGAGATCCAGGCCCGCCTGGACGCCCTCCGGCCCCACGCCACGGTCCAGCTGAGCTACAACAACAACCGCCCCAGCCTGGAACGGGCCATCGCGCAGATCGACGCCGAGCTGGCCAAGATCGACGCCGTCAAAGTCGCTGTCGAGCTGGACAAGACCCAGCTCCTGGCCAAGCGCGCGGAGCTGGAGGCGGAGCTGGGCAAGCTTCCCGTCCGGATCGAGTACGACGCCAACCTGGCCGGCCTGCTGGCCCTCAAGGCCAAGCTTGAGGCGCTCCTGCCCAAGCTCACCATCGAGACCAAGCTCGACGAGGCCTCGGTGCGTGAGGCCCTGGCCGAGGTCGAGGCCAAGATCAAGGCAGCCGAGCTGAACAAGCTCCAGATCAAGCCGGCCATCGACAAGTCGGCCTACCTCAAAGCCCTCGTCGGGCTCAAGGTCCTGGGCAAAGACGTGACGGTCGGGATCTTCGTCAAGCTGAACAACGCCAGCATCCTGCTCGCCGCGGCCAAGCTCACCGGCCTGCGGGCCGCCACCCGCTGGACCGAGCAGTTCGCCCGGACCCTGGGCACCCTCGACCGGAACCTGCCCATCGTGGCAGCCGCCGTGGTCGGGCTCTCCACCCTGGCCTCCGGCGTCCTGACGCTGACCGCCGACATGTTCGCTCTCGGCAACGGGATCGGCGAGGTCGTCCGCATGGGCGGCCTCCTCGCCCCGGCCATGCTCCTCGGGCTCGGGGCCACCATGCTGGTCCTGAAGGCCGTATTCAAGGACTTCGGTGCCGCCATCCACGGCATCGACGCCGCCTTCAAGCGCCTTCCACCCTCCGGACAGGAGGCCGCCAGGACCTTCCGCGTGGTCTTCGCCGCCG